TGAGAAAATCATCGGCGCGATGAAGTCCAACAGCCCGCAGCAGGCCCTCACGCTGATTGACGAAACCCTGCCGAAGACCGTCATTGACGCGATTTTCGAGGACGTTATCGAAGCGCATCCGCTACTCGGCGCGATTAACTTCCAGAACACGGGCATCCTCACCGAAATCCTTGTCAGTACTTCTGACGGGCGCCACCTTGCAACGTGGGGGCAGCTGTGCAGCGACATTGCGAAGGAAATTTCCGCCGGAACGTCCCACATCAACCTTGAACATAACAAACTTTCCGCGTTTATCCCGGTCTGTAAGGCGATGTTGGAGATCGGCCCCGAGTGGATTGACCGCTACGTTCGCGGCATCCTCGCCGAAGCGATTGCAAACGGATTGGAGAAAGCCATTATCCTCGGCACTGGTGTGAGTGAGCCTGTCGGCATGACGAAGGACCCGAACGGTGTTTTCCATCAGGTCGACGGTTACCCCGATCTTATTCCCGTCGTAGTCACACAGATCACTCCTGCAACGTATGGCGCGATCGTCGCGGCGCTGTCCGTCGGCCCGAACGCGCTGTATCGCAACGTCACAGAGGTTTTGCTGGTTGTGAATCCCGTCGACTACTTCACAAAGCTGATCCCGGCGGTCACCGTCCGCGCTGCTGACGGCACATACGTCGAGCGGTTCCCCTTCCCGACGCGCGTCATTCAGTCGGCCTACGTTCCCGCGAACAAGGCGGTTGTCGGTATCGCAAAGCGTTACTTCTTCGGACTCGGTACCGGCAAGGGCGGGAAGATCGAGTACAGCGATCACTATAAGTTTATCGAGGACGACCGTTACTACCTCATCAAAATGTACGGCGACGGCAAGCCCCTTGACAGCACCTCGTTTAAGGTGCTCGACATTACGAACCTTGTGCCGGTTATCCCTGACGTCCATGTCACCAACACCGGGTTTGACGCGACCGTAACCAATGACACACTGAGCGTCCTGCCTGTCTACGACGCCCGCCTTGCCAGTTTGAGGATCGGCGCGAAGACCCTGTCTCCGGCGTTTAATAAGTCGGTTATGACCTACACGCTTGCCGCTACGGACGCGACGAACACGATCACCGCTGTTGCGATGGACGGTGAAGCGACTATCGTTATCAAGCTGAACACCGTTGAAATGGACAACGGCGGCACCGCGACGTGGACTGGCGGCGGCACGCCGGACACCCTGACCATTGACGTCACCAGTGGCACCGAGACGGAGCAGTACGTTGTGACTGTCACTAAGGCGTAACAAAAAGGAGGTACACGGATGGCCACATTACCCGCCGGACTGCTGGAAGCTGTCCGTAATTACCTAGATATAACATGGGAGGACACCGCCGGAGACCTAAAACTCTCCGGCATCATCCTTCGCGGGATGCGCTACATCGATGCCATTGCGGGCGAGATGCTCGACTACAACGCCGAGGACAAACCACGCGAGCTGCTCATGGACTACTGCCGATATGTCCGGTCAAATGCACTCGACGAGTTCGCAACGAATTATCTCCACGAAATCCTCTCATTACAGCAGGACAGGGAGGTGCAACGCTATATTACGGAGCAAGGCACAACGGTTTAACAGCGGCGTCGTCCGTATTTACACCGTAACAAACACGGCTGCCGACGGCGCAAAGCCTGTCGAAACTCTGACACTCGCGCATACACTGCGCTACCATGAGCGCACGGTTGGCCTGACGCGGTACTACGAAGCCTTACAGGCCAACGTGCGCGTCCAGCACGTCCTACGCTGCCCACGCCTGACAAGCGTGTCGACGCAGGACGTTGCCATCCCGAACGACGGGCGACAATACCGCATCGTGCAGGTACAATACCCGGAGGATGTACAGCCGCCCGTGATGGACCTGACATTGGAGGAGGTGGCGGCAACGATCGGCTCTATTATCAACACATCGGAACGGTTCGATGAGTTTCTGAATGCGCTTGCGTCTGTCAAGACCGCGACGCAGGAGATGACACATACACCGTCACACTGGGCGGCATTATGGTATTAGCTGATATCGGCACAGCCCTCCTCGCCGTCGGCGTCCCAGTGTACCACTACGCGGCACACAAACAGCCGGACGCCTACATCGTGTGGGCCGAGGACGGGCAGGCAAATGCGATATGGGCGGACGGGCGTATGCAGGAGCAAGCAATCGCGGGCACTGTGGACTATTTCACGAAAACGGAATACGACGGCAATGTTGCTCTGATACAGGCCGCGCTGAACGGCATTGATGTGTCGTGGCGGCTTGAATCCGTACAGTACGAAGAAATCACCGGGTATATCCACACGGAATGGAGTTGGTCTGCATGGCTAGGATGACGGTCAAGGCAACTGACGATTATGCGCTGAAGCTATCAAAACTCAGCGGGCAAACCGAAGAGGTTGCAAAAAAAGCGATATACGCGGCTGCGAAAGTAGTGGCGGATAAGGTGGCTAGCAATCTTTCCTCGTTGCCGGTGGACAAGTTCAGGCATCTGGGTGACGGCGAAAAATTCGCAGGCGTTCCGCAGTCGCAAAAAAACGATCTTCAGAGCGGTTTCGGTGTAACACCCATAAAACAAGATAGCGACGGCAACTGGAACGCACATGTGGGATTTGACGGCTACGGATCGCATCCAACGGTAAAATATCCTAATGGCGTTCCGAACCAGCTACTGGCCCGCGCGATAGAGTCGGGTTCCTCCGTCCGACAGAAGACGCCGTTTGTGCGGCCGGCGGTGAACGCGACCAAAAAAGAGGCGATAGACGCGATGGAGCGCGTCATCGAAGAGGAATTCAAAAAAATAATTGGAGGTTAACAAGTGGCCAAAATAGGACTTAAATACATTGTTTATTCTCCGCTGACCGAGACAGATGACGCCGTATCCTATGGTACGGGCAAGGTCCTGGCTAGGGCGATCAACGCGAACATCAACGTTGAGTCAAACGATGTAAAACTATATGCAGACGACGGCATTGCCGAGTCCGATCATAGTTTTGTGGGCGGAACAATCGCGCTTGAGTTCGACGATCTGCCGGATTTTGCAAAGGTTGACCTTTTGCGGTATGTCGAGGGCGACACAGTCGACCCTGTCACGGGCGCGAAGGTTTTGACTGCTTCCGGCGGCGTGCTGCTTCCGTATGTTGGCGTAGGGTTCTACGGAGCTAAGGTTGTGCGCGGCGCAAGGCGCTATCGCGCGATATGGCTGCGCAAAGTGCAATTTTCCGAACCGTCGGATAATCTTTCCACTCGTGGTGAGAACGTCGAGTTTAAGACACATGAGGCAGAGGGCACAATCATGGTGGACGTTACGGGAATCTGGAAGGAAGAGGCGACGTTCTCGACCGAGGCTAACGCGCGTGCGTGGCTGAACGGCAAGAGCGGCATCGCGGCGAAGTGTGCGCCGGTTGTGTCCTCCGTAGCGTCCGGCACGTACAACGCTGCACAGAGCGTCGTGCTGACCACAGCAACGGATGGCGCTGCGATCTACTACACGACGAACGGCACCGTCCCGAGCGCGACGAACGGAACCCTGTATTCGGAGGCGATCTCCTGTACCGCGCCGTCGAACACATGCATCAAGGCTGTCGCGACGAAAGCGGAAAATGCAAACAGCGACATTCTGGAGCTGTACATCACGGTAACTACATGATTATAAGCACACGGGAACCGCTCATTGGGGCGGTTCCCTGTGTTATAAGGCGGTGAAAAAATGAGTGACCTAAGACCCAGAGGCACGAAGATCACGCTCGGCGGTAAAGCGTACGGTATGCGATTTACGCTGAATGCGATAGACGATATACAGGAGCACTTCGACATCGACATCTCGGACATTGGCGAGCTGTTTTCAGACTCGCGTAATCGTATCAAAAGCCTTCGGTACCTTCTAACGTTGTTGATCAACGAAGACATTGACTGCGTTGCCGACGAAACGGGTGAAGCTCCGAAGCATCTTGATGAGCGATATGTCGGGCGATACATCGACGCGACGAACATGCAGAACCTAATGGGTTCAATAATGCAGTCATTTTCGGACGGCACGCCGAGGCGCGATGAGGAGGCGGGCGACGTCCCAAACGCGACGAGCGAGTGACAGAGGGCTTCCCTGTTGCTCGCTGTCTTTACATCGGCAAGACGCTGCTCGGCTACTCTGAGCGCGAGGTGTGGAAGATGACAGTGCGTAAATTGATGTTGCTATACATAGAACATCAAAAAGAACACGGCGCATACAAAAAGCCGGTGACGATAGATGACGTAATACCATTTTAAGGGGGTGGCGCAGTGGCGGCAGATATCGGCGCAAAGATAGCTATAGAGGGCGAAAAAGAATTTAAAAAAGCCATCTCCGAAATTAACAAGGACATGGCTGTTCTTGGCTCGGAGCTCCAGAAGGTGAGCGCACAGTTTGGCGCGAGTGCCGAAAGCATGGGCTCACTCCGCGCCCAGCAGGAAGTATACAACAAGCAGATCGACGAACACAAGCGAAAGATCGAAACGCTGCGAAGTGCTCTGGAGCACTCTGCGAAAGAGTACGGCGAGAACGACACAAAAACAAAAAACTGGCAGATAGCGCTAAACAAGGCAGAGGCTGAGCTCGCCAAAACCGAGAATAGCCTATACGACACGACTAAGCAAATGGACGAGTTCGGCAAGGAGTCGGACGACAGCGGCAAAGAGATCGAGAAGGCCGGCAAAAAGGCGAAAGCGTCCGGTGACGATGCGAAGAGCGGCGAAAGCGGCTGGTCGAAGTTGGGCGGCGTCTTGAAGGGTGTCGCCGTAGCTATGGGCGCGGCTGTTGCGGCCGCGGGCGCTGCTGCCATTAAGTTGGGCAAAGAGGTTGTACAGCAGTTCGGAGAACTGGAGCAGAACCTCGGAGGCTCGGAGGCTGTATTTGGTAGATACGCGGCGAAAATACAGAAGATCGGCGAGGAAGCATACAAAAATCTTGGCGTATCGCAAAGCGAATATCTTGCTACTGCCAACAAGATGGGCGCACTGTTTCAGGGTTCTGGCATTGAGCAGCAAAAATCCTTGGAATTGACCGAAAAGGCCATGCAAAGAGCCGCAGACATGGCTTCTGTCATGGGTATTGACATGGCCAGCGCGATGGAGGCCGTCACGGGCGCGGCAAAGGGCAACTATACGATGATGGACAACCTCGGCGTCAAGATGGACGCCACGACCATCAAGGCGTACGCCATGGCGCACGGCTTTGAAGGCACGTGGGACGAGGCGACGAACGCAGAGAAGGCGCAGTACGCCATGCAGATGTTCTTTGAGACGACAGAGCAGTACGCGGGCAACTTCGCACGAGAATCTACGGAAACAATAACCGGTTCGCTCGGATTATTGCAGGCTGCGACGCAGTCTTTCGTCGGGGGCTTAGGCAACGCGAGCGCGGACATGGACAACCTCACTGGCAACCTTGTAGAATCGTTTCAGGCGGTGGTCGCTAACATCGTTCCGGTGCTTGAGAACATTGTATCCGCGTTGCCGGCTGCGTCCGGTGCAATTCTGTCGGCGGTCGGTGAGCTTCTTCCTACGCTTATTGAGGCGGCGACTAGCCTGTTTACGCAGATGCTAAGTACCATCTTACAGCTATTGCCTGAGCTGATTCCGGCAGGAGTTGAGGCGGTCATGACGATCGCTAGGGCAATCATCGAGAACCTTCCGCTGTTGGTTGACGCGGCTGTACAGCTGGTTGCTGAGTTTGCGTCTGGGCTGGGCGAGGCGCTGCCCGAGCTAATCCCGGCTGCCGTGGAAGCAGTCATGACAATCGTACAGGGGCTGATCGACAACATTCCGCTGCTTTTGGCCGCGGGGCTTGAGTTAATCATAGGGCTTGCAGCAGGGATACAAAAGGCAATACCCGACCTTCTTAAAGCGCTTCCCGCAATCATTGAGGGCATTGTAAACTTCATAACGAAGGCTGTTCCTCAAATAATTAAGGTCGGCACTAAATTGTTAATCGCGCTAGTCGATGACATCCCTGCTATCGTTGACGGCATTGTGGACGTGCTTCCGGCGTTGATTGACGGACTAGTTGACTTCTTTACGAAGTCCGTGCCTAAGTTAATCGACGCGGGTGTTAAGCTACTGATAGCGCTGGTTGACGACTTGCCAACGATCATTGACAGCGTCGTGGCTGTACTTCCCGATATCATTGATGCGATAACGGAAACGCTGGTCAATCTAATTCCTAAAATTGTGGACGCAGGTGTAAAGTTGCTTGTTGCAATCGTTGAAGACCTCCCTGCAATCATCGACAGCATCGTTAAGGTGCTGCCTGATATCATAGAGGCTGTCATTGATATGCTCATCGAGCTGACCCCTAAACTTATAGAAGCCGGCTATAAGTTGTTTATTGCGCTTGTGCAGAATTTGCCGATGATTATCGTTGAGATTGTAAAGGCTGTCCCGCCGATTATCGAAGGTATCGTTAACAAGATGAGAGAAATGTGGCCTAGAATAAGGCAGGCCGGATCTGAGCTGTTAACTGAATTATGGAACGGTATCAGTGACAAGGCGGAATGGCTGTGGGGCAAGGTTAGCGGGCTGTTCAGTGAGCTGACGTCGCGGATTAAAAGCTTCTTTGGCATTTCGTCGCCGTCAAAGCTTTTCGCAGGCTACGGCGAGTTCATGGCGGAAGGTCTCGGTGTCGGGTTTGGCGCCGGTATGAAGGACGTCGCTCGGCAGATGCAAGCGGCAGTGCCGACGTCGTTCGGGGTGTCCGCGAGCGCAACGGGGCAAACAACCGGTGGCGTGCCGCTGGCTGGCGGCGTAAGCATCACGGTGCAGGCTATGTACGTGCGAGACGATAGCGACATCAGCGCTGTGGCGCAGCAGCTGTACGCGCTGCAGCGTCATGCGTCGCGGTCTGCCGGATTGGTGGGGGCGATAGCATGAGCAGTGGGTTCGCTTTTAAAGGCGTTCATTCATCGCGCTTCGGCATCGTGTACAGGCCGGAAAGCCGTATGCTGATGCCGACGGCGCGGCGGAACGTAATCGCGGTGCCTGGACGTTCAGGCGTATACACGCAGACATACGGAGATTACGACGAACGCGTTGAGTCGTTCGCGTGTGGGTTTGTGAGGCGCGGTACGACGCTGCCGGCGACTACGGCGCGGCAGATAGCCGGCTGGTTGTCTGGCACAGGGAAGCTGGTCTTCGACGAGGAGCCACACCTGTTTTACATGGCGACGATCATCGACGCGCCGCCACTGTCATTGCATCGGAATTATGCGGAGTTCACGATCACGTATACGGCGAACCCGCCGTTTGCAATGTCGGAAGAAAAAACGGTTACGCTGGACGAAACGGGCATATCTTATCCGGCTACGGTGAAAACACCGACACTGCTGAAGATCAGGAATGACAACGCATCGTCCATATCGAACGTACACATCATTATTCGGCGCTTGACCGAATAAAGAGGGGGACAAACAATGTACGCTACTAACTACTTTGAGACGAAAATCCTTAACGTGTTTCGCGGCGTGACGTATAACGCGCCTGCTAACGTGTATCTTGGACTGCTCTTGAACAATCCAGGCGAAACGGGAGGGGGAACCGAGCTGTCGTACGATGGATACGCGAGGCAGTCGATCACGTTCTCGGAACCCGCGCTTGACGCTTCGCTCGGCGAGTACGGCATCCAAAACACGAACGCCGCGACATATGCAGATGCGCCGACAGCTGCGGGAACGGTAACGCACGTAGCGGTGTATGACTCGCAGAGCGGCGGCAACATGCTGTTGTACGGGCAACTTACGAACTCCATCATCATAGATGCTGGGGAGGCTCCGGCGATCATCGCGGGCGAGATCAAGTTCCTGACAAGCGGGAACATGACCAACGCATATCGGACAAAAATGCTGAACATTCTGCGCGGCGTGTCAATCACCGGCATTAATCCGTATTTGGCGCTGTTCTACGGTTCTAATGAGGTTGTCGCGACGAACTACGGGCGCAAGTTGATCACGTTCGGCGCGCCTGTGGAATCAGACGGAGGCACGGCGTATATCTCCAATACGGAGGCGGTCGTATTCAACCAGGCTTCCACAAACTGGGGTTATTACGACACACTTGCAATCGTAGATGCGTCGTCCGGCGGCGTGGTTGCGTTCTCGAAATCTCGCGCATCGGCACGATACATCAACCGCTTAAAGCGCGTTCAGATTCCTGTCGGAGATTTAAAAGTCGGTTTGAACTAAAGGAGGGCTGAAAATGTATAGCTCTCCTTTCTCGCTATTCCCTTTTTCAACGCGGCTTGAGGCTGTAGAGGACGTATACGACGCGATGTCGTTTGTCGAGACGATAACGGCAATCGTTGGCATTACGGACATTGAGAACGACGCAGAGTTCTTCCGCGCTGAAGTTAGCGCTGTTGTCAACCTCGCGTCGGCGCTGCTGGAAACCTCCGCGTTTGATGAATCGATTAGTTGCGCTGCTGACGCTATCGCGACGATTGTTGACGAGGAAACGCTTTCAGAGGCCATCGCAGCTATCGCGGTGCTTGAAGCAGACTCCTACGACATGGTGTCGCTAAATGAGATAATTCATACAAAGCTGGCGATCGGCGCGAATACGGCAGAACGCGAAACATTCAGAGAAGCGGTTCATGCAGTCGCCGCGATTGGATCGCGCATCCGAGAGACGGTTCGCTTCGATGAGTTTATTAACGTCCTGATAACCGTAAAAACCGCGACGCAAGACGTCATCGACATCAACATTACAATTCCGCCTGGTGGCGAGTTGATAATCAACAGTGACAATTATACCGCAACTATTGATGGCGTGAACGTTCTGCATCTGTATACCGGCGCATGGCTGTACATCGACAGCGAAGTTGTTGGTGTAAGCGTTAGCGCCGGTGGCGGAGTGCCGACGGCAACAGTGACCTATTCCGAGAGGTGGGTGTAAATGGTATATGTTTATGACCGCGACCGCCGCCTTGTAGCGATATGTGAGAACGCGCACAACGTCACGGAGACGGACAAGCTTAACGCCATCGGATCGCTTACCTTCACGCTGCCGTTTGACGATCCTAAAAACGATTACTGTCGACAAATGCACTATGCGCGCTGGGGCGACTCCGGCGCTCTGTATCGCATCCTAAGCGCTACTACAGACCGTGCACACGGAGGAAGCATCACGTACGAGTGTGAGCACGTCATCGCGACACTGCTTGACAACGTGATGATCGGGTTCCACACGGTTGGCGGGCTGGGCTATTATACACGGAACGTGCTACAATACATTCTCGCACGGCAAACAGCGGTAAACTGGGTGTTGGGTGACTGCGACTTTACGAGGCAGTTCGAGTACGGATTCGAGCAGGAGAACCTGCTGTCCGCGATGTTTGGCGTGCCGACGTGTTTTTCGCAGGACTACATCTGGACGTACAACATGAGCACGTATCCTTGGATTGTCAACCTGAAACAAATCAATACCACGGCAACGCCGGAGCTGTATGTGCGCGCCGCTAAAAACATGCTATCGCTGTCTAAAACAAGCGATCCGCGCAACCTATGCACGCGGTTATATCCGTTCGGATACGGCGAGGGCGTCAACCAGCTGAACATTTCGGAGATCAACGGTGGGCAGCTATATCTGCAAGCCCCGGATAGCATCATCAATGAATACGGCATCATCGAGCGCGTGTGGGTAGACCGGCGGTATGAGAGTGCCGAGACACTCAAGGCAACTGCGCAGGCGATGCTGGACGCGCTGCAAGCTCCGTACGAGCAGTACAGCGTGAGCGTGGTCGCGGTGAACGGTGATGCTGATATGATCCGCGTTGGCGAGCGTGTGCGCGTACATGACCCTGCGTCCGGCACGGACTTCACAGACATCATTGTCGCGGTCACGCAGAACAGAACAAACCCGCTCGATTCGTCCATCGAGATTGCCAACACTGCAACAGACATCGCAGTGAGCATTACCGATCTGGCGAATCGGCAGCGCATTGAGTCGGCATATGCACAGGGCGCGACGCAGATATATTCACAGTCGCTGCAGGGTAACGCAGATACGCAGAACGGCTTGAAGATGGACTTTTACGTGCCTTCTGATATGATACACGTCAACAAGCTGTACGCCAAAATCCGCAT